GATGATATGTAAGTGGATGACCTTCACCATCAGTTAGAATTACACACTGAACCTTTTGTACATCATTATCTTTCTGGAAAGATGGAAGAATCTGATGTAAAGCAATCAAAGTCTCGTGTAATGGTGTTCCAGATAGATTTAGACCTAGAGGAACATTGTATCTATCTTGACCATCACAAAATCTACCATATGTAAATGTACTTGCAATTCTGAACATAGACTTCATTTGCTTTTCCAATACCTTACCTTTTGTCTTACTGGTAAACATATTCAATAATGAAAACTTGGCATCTACATCAAAATTATTAACTTTGGCCTCACATAAAGGTTCTACACCACCCCACTTTGGATAGCAGATAGTGAATGCATAAACCTCAAATGGAATCTGAACTTTCTTGCAGAACCACATTAGATTGTATAACTGCTTCAAAGTATCTAACATAATACGAGACATCGAACCAGACCAATCAAGAATGAATACTAGACCGTGATTCTTACCATCAGGTAATACTGTAACTTTCTTGAATAGATCTTCATTGAACTTGTATGTATGAAGAACTCCTGTGTTTAGGATACCAGTTCTTGCAGTTGATGCACGAGCATAAGCATCAGCAGATTTCTTACACTCAAACTCTTTGACAAGATAGTTGACTTCTTTCTGTGCAGACTTTTTGAACTCAAAGAACTGCTTATCTGGAAATTTGAATACAGACTCATCAGGATGTGAGTCTCTCCACTCTTTATCAATTCTTGAATGAAGAAGGCCATTCTCAACAATTACTTTCTCAAGATCAATATTTGGAATCTCTATGTAATTAGTATCTCTATAATATTCATCTTCATCTATGAGTTCCTTAAGTGACTCTTGAAGTGATTTGTCTGTCTTTACTTCAAGACTTGATTGACCACTAAGTGAACTTGCAGAATCACCAGTTTGAAGTTGTGCTGGCTCTTGAGGTGTATCTCCTTTGGTCTGAGTCTCTTCTGTCTTTACCTCTCCACCTTCTGATTCACCATCTTTCTCATCTGTTCCTTCTTGTGAATCTGATGGACTATTATCAGATGAATCACTTGATCCAAATGGAATACCTTGTGGTTCAGCATCATCCACTTTCTCTTGCTTTCTCTTCTCATCATTCGCCTTACAGAAATCGTGTAAGTCTTTTGATACTTCTAATACATCTTGAAATGTTTCACACTGATCGATTATTGCAACAAAATGCTTCTCTTCGATAGAAAAATTAATATCAATAAAGTTACCTAACTTGAAGTGAAGATTAATACGATCAGGTAGAGTCATCTCGTTTATATTCTCATCTTCTAATTTAAAGAAATCATCTTCATGTAACTCGTTGTAACCACGATAGAAACACTTTGCAAGTCCACCATACTTACGCTTCATCAACTTCTCAATACGAGCATCTTCAACCACATTCACGATGCCTGGTGAGATTTGATAATCTACCCACCACTCCTCATCAGGTGTGAATAATGCGTGGCCAACTTCATGACCCACTAGCATATCATAAACTAGACTACTTGCTTTCTCCCAACAAGGTAGTGTAAGAACACGGTCATGGACATTGAATGATGCTGTCTCTACATGCTTGTGCTCAACAATAAGGTCTTCAGTAGCAAGTAATTTAGCGAGTTGTGATTTGATTTCGTGGTTGACGTTCATTGGACTTTCTTATCTTATACCCCTATGATACTCCAAAACCCTCCGCTTGGAAGGGTTTAGTAGACACTTTAATAACTGTCCACGTCGTTTTCTTGCTTGACGTAGTGCTTGTGGTTTGAGGTGGCGTTTCTGTTCCTTCTTGGAATGATGCTGCCAATTAGGGACTTTCATTGTTCTAAGTAGTAAGTTTACTGAATCCTTTTATCTTATCAAATTTTAATATACTATCAAACTTGTCAACCAATTCATCTGTCTTATGTGATATGACAAATACATTTGCATCGGTTACATTATATTTAATAATTCTAGTAAAGTAATCAGTTCCAAAGCCATCAAGTGAACTATCAAATATCTCATCAAGTATCAACAAGTTAGTGCTAACAGAGTTTTTCATCTTAGCAATATCTCTCCAAGTAAAAAGAAGAGATAAGTCGATACGCATCTTTTCACCTTCACTAAAGGACTCATAACTAAAGTCTTCGTGAACTGGTGACTTAATACTTTCTTTAAACTCTTCATCTAATGAAAAGTTGATATAGAAATCCATCAACTGCAGATACTTATTGATCTGTTGATTTATTAGTGGGAGATATCTTTTAATAATTTTTGACTTGACTCCACCATCTTTCATCAAAGAATGTGCAAAGTCATGATATGCATTCTTTTCTTTGAATTCAGATTGTTCTTTTTGGAGGTCTTCGAGTTGTGATAGTAGAGTTTCTAACGCATGTTTCTCAGCAGTTCTATTTTTAAGTTGTTCGGTAATTGTTTGAATTTCTTGTTCGAGGTCTCTAGATTGATTTTCAAGTCCAGAAATCCTTGTATTGGTTTTAGAAATTTCATGCGTGAGTTTCGTGGCCTCCGAGGATAGTTTTTTAAAAGTTTGCTCTCGTTCTTCTTCGAGTTTGATGGCAGACTCCAGTTCTTCGTAACCCTTTTTGAGTTCTTTTGCCTTCGATTCTGCCTCGTTAATTTTATTTAACCGAAACGATTCTTCTATATTTTGGGTACATGTAGGGCATGTTACATTTTCACTGAAGAACTTATGTTCCTTGGTAATGTTGGATACTTTATTGGATAATTTACCTTTTAAGTTACCTAATTTTCGTAACTTTTTGTTAGAATTTGCAAACGATTCCATGTCATCATTGATACTTTTTAATTTTTTATCAGTATCTTCTATGATTTGACGATGAGTTCCAATACCAACAAATATATTTTCTAACTTTTGCTTCTTCTTATCAATATCTTTTCGACCAGTTTCTTCTAAGTCACTAATAAATGACTTCTGCATATCTATTTTTTCTTCAGTTAAGTCTTTTTTAATTGTAAGTTCTCGTATTCTTTCATTCGTAGACCTAACTCTTTCTCTCAATAGTAATCCCATTGCGGAAAATATCTTGATGTCTAAGATGTCCTCAATGACCTCTCTGCGGTTCGGTGCGTTCAATTGCATAAAAGGAACAAAAGATGCACTACCTAGCACTACAATCTGTGTGAATGACTTATAATTTAACTTTAATACATTTTCTTCTAACCACTTCTGCTGATCATTCACAGCAGAGTTTTGATTTAAAAGTTCATCATCTCTCCATATTTCAAAAACATTTGGTTTAATTCCACGAACTATCTTCCAATCAAAATTTGATGTTGCAAATTCTATTTCAACAGTGCAATCCTTTTCGTTTGCAGCATTAACTAACTGAGACTTTGTAATCTTACGAAAAGGTTTATTAAACAAAGAAAAAGTAAGAGCATCTAGAACAGTACTTTTACCTGTTCCATTTGTTCCTACTATTAAGTTAGTTTGTGCTTTTGTAAAGTCAATTTCAGTAAAATGGTTTCCTGTAGATAAAAAGTTACGCCATCTTATCTGTTTGAATATTATCATAATTTATTGGTGGAATAACAAAATCATCAGGTTTAATAATGACATATCTATAATTATACTTGTAACAGGCAGAAATTGCAACCTCTTCTTCAACTTCTACAACACTCATTTCTGGATAGTCTTCTGCTTCAAGTAAACCTGCATACCTCTCAGCATCATCTTCCTTTAGAAAGAGATACAATGCTCTTTCTCCATCTGGGTCTGTGACAGCATACGCTCCCTCTCCCTCTTGTCCTGATACAGTTAAAACATACATTAGTCTAGTTCGCAGGCTTGTTGGTAGACCTCCTTCATTAAGTTCTTTACAATTTCTTTGCTTAAATCAAAATCCGAGTCTTCAATATATTTATTCAAAATTGTTAACGTGTCTTCACCCTCATCTTTTGAAAAATCTACCTCTTCATCATTGAGTGCAAAGTTTTCTACAACTTTAACATCAATTGCTCCAATCTTAATTATCTTATCAACAAATTTTTCAAACTGTAGTTGATTTGT